TGTGGGCCAAGAAGAACGGTTTTCCTACGTAGCTAGACACAGGAGAATAAGTTTATGTTTACCTCTATCGACAAGGCGTTGACCGCCGCCGTCATGGGTATCCTGTATATCATCCAGACCTACACCGGGTTCAGCCTCGGCTGGCTGACGCCGGATACGGTTGCCACGATCATCGGTCTGCTCACGCCTGTGCTGGTCTGGGCTATCCCGAACAAGAAACCCGCCTGATGACATGGCAGGAAGCTGCAGCAACTATCGTCATACTCCTTGGCCTCGGGGCCGGGGCGTATCTGGTTGCTCAGCGTCCGGCCTTCTGGATCGAGTTTGGCTCTCGGTCGTTAAAGGCACTATGGCCACTTATCTGGACATATGTTTCCAAACGCAACAGCCCAGAGATCGAAGCCAAGATGCACGAGTGCCACAGGCGCGGCGGCACGTGGGACAACTTCCGAAAGAAATGCAGGGATAAATAAATGGCCGGACTTACACTTCTTCGCGTTGTGAGCGGTGATGACCTTGCAAAACAGGAACGCGCCCAGCTTGAAGCCGAGATGGAAGCACGTCAGCAGAACCCGGTTATTCTGGGGTTGGCTGCTCACCTGCGCACCTGCTGGGACGCCGCCCGTATGGCGAAAGACCCCATCAACGACATCATGCTCAAGGCGCTGCGGCAGCGCAACGGCGAGTACGAGCCGGAGAAACTGAACGCTATTCGCGCTCAGGGCGGCTCCGAAGTTTACATGATGCTCACCGAGATCAAGTGCCGCGCTGCCGAGAGCTGGCTCCGCGATATCCTGATGGATAACGGCACGCCCCCGTGGGACATGCAGCCGACACCCGAGCCCGACCTGTCGCCCACGCAGATGGAAGAGCTGAAACAGGCATTTGCCGAGCAGGTCATGATCACGATCCAGCAGACGGGGCAGGCTCCGACCCGCAACGACATGCTGGAACTTCGTGAAGTTGTCGCTCAGCAGTTCCGGTTCAAGGTGCTGCAGGCTGCGCAGAACCGCGCGGACAAGATGAAAATCCGCATCGAAGACCAGCTTGCGCAGGGCGGCTGGGCGGATGCGTTCAACGAGTTTTTGACCGATCTGGTGACGTTCCCTTGCGCTTTCATCAAGGGCCCGATTGTTCGCCGCCAGCGTTTTCTGAAGTGGACCACGGACCCCAATGGGCGTACCTCCGTCGAGCAGGGTGAGCGCATCGCGCCTGAGTTCGAGCGTGTCAGCCCGTTCAATATCTACCCCGAGCCGGGCATCACCCGGATCAATGACGGCTACCTGTTTGAACACCACGAGCTGACCCGGCAGGCTCTGGCCGACCTCATTGGCGTTCCGGGTTACGACGAGCAGGCCATTCGCAAGGCTCTGGAAAACGGGCCCGAGGCCGCGTTCGTGTTCGAGCCGACCGAGTTCGCGCGTGAGGAAGAGGAGCGCAAGTATTATACAGAGATGCGCCCGACTGATGTGTTTGACGCGCTTGAGTTCTGGGGCAAGGTATCCGGCAAGATGCTTCGTGAGTGGGGCATGACGGAAGCCGAAATCCCTGACGATGCCAAGGAATACGATGCCAATGTGTGGATGGTCGGCACGCTCGTTATCAAGGCTGTGCTGAACTACGACCCGCTGGGTGAGAAGCCTTACGCCAAGACCTCGTTCATCAAGACGCCGGGTTCGTTCTGGGGCCGGGCTATTCCGGAGATCATCGAAGACCTGCAGAATATCTGTAACGCAGCCGCCCGCGCACTGGTTAACAACATGGGCATCGCGTCAGGTCCGCAGGTGGAGGTGAACCTTGAGCGCATCCCGCCGAACGAAGACATCACGCAGATGCACCCGTGGAAAATCTGGCAGGTGCTCAATGATCCGCTTGGTAGCTCTGCCCCGGCAGTCCGGTTCAACCAGCCCAACGACAACTCGTCCACACTGATGGCGGTCTATGAGCGGTTCAGCCGTCTGGCTGACGACCACTCCGGTATTCCTTCGTATATCTACGGAGACACTGACGTTCAGGGTGCTGGCCGTACGGCTTCGGGTCTGTCCATGCTCATGGGTTCTGCGGGCAAGGGCATCCGGCAGGTTGTCATGCACATTGATCACGATGTCGTGAAGCCGATTATCCAGCGGCAATTTGTTTACAACATGCGCTACGACGAGGACGAGACGATCAAGGGCGATGCACAGGTCATCCCGCGCGGCGCTGTAAATCTTGCCGTTAAGGAAACCACGAACGTCCGCCGTGTCGAGTTCCTGAACGCCACTGCCAATGAGATTGACATGGGTATCATGGGTCCGGATGGCCGCGCTGCCATCCTCCGTGAGATTGCCAAGGGGCTGCAGATGCCGGTTGATGAGATCGTGCCGTCACGTGAGAACATGGCGACCAAGAAGAAAGCCATGGAACGGCAGGCTGCTGTCCAGATGGCCCAGCAGGGACAGATACCCGGACAGGCTCCCGCCGCGCAGAACATGGATGTTGGCGGTGCACCTGCTGGCGGCATGAACCTCGTGGCTAACCAGCAGACCGGCCAATGATCCGCCCTGATCCGGAGATCGTCGCACGGCTTGCGCATATTGCAACGCACAACAAGGAAGTTGTGCAGTGGCTTAACGAATGGCGTCAACACGAATTGGAGCAGCTTCCAAACGTATCACCCGGTGTTGTCGGTGTTGCGCAAGGCAGGTGCCAAGTGTTGACAGAGCTGTGTAAACTTGTTAATAATTCCCGTGATCTTGTCGCACAATCGAATAAACGATAGCGACTAACACTGGCACGCATACCGAGAGGAGCGTTTGTAATGGCCCTACCCGAGCAGATCAGAAAGCAGTCCGAGGCTGTAAAGAAGTTGTACGATGAGCTTCACGCCGAAGCCAATGCACCTGCTGAAGAGCAGGCTGCGGAGGGCGTTGACGCCGCCGATGCTTCTAATGCCAACGGTGCTGATACATCTGCACCTGAAGCCGCGTCTAACGAGCAAGGACGACCGGCTACCCCCGCAAATGATGCTGCTGAACAGCGTTATCGCACCCTTCAGGGTATGTATAATGCTGATACTGCCCGGCTTCGGGCAGAGAAGCAGGAACTCACTTCACGGGTTGAACAGCTTGAAAAGCTGATCTCGTCTCTGTCTGCACAACCTGCACAGGCTGCACCTGTCCAGTCTAAGCTAATCACCGATAAAGATATTGAGGACTATGGGGACTCTATCGAAGTCATGCGCCGCGTGACCAAGGAAGAGACTTCATTGTACCAGCAGAAGATCGCTGATCTGGAGAACGTCATTCGCAATCTCCAAGCCAGCGTTGTTCCGCGTGTCGAGCAGGTCGCACAGCGACAGGCTCAGTCGGCTGAGCAGGCTTTCTGGTCTGATCTGTCAGCGGTTGTTCCGGAGTGGCGTGATATCAACCAGAGCAAGGACTTCCACTCTTGGCTTCTTGAGGTCGATCCGCTGACGGGTGTTACCCGCCAGTCTCACCTCGAAAATGCCCAGCGTAGTCTCGATGCTCGTCGTGTCGCTGCGTTCTTCACTGCGTGGCAGGGGCTTACGGGCCACCGCATTGCTCAAGAACCTCGGGACGCTGCAAAGTCTCAACTCGAAAAACAAGTTGCCCCCGGACGTAGCCGCAGTGCGGCTGCACCCGCTGGTGACAAGCCCAAGACGTATTCGCCCTCAGAGATTTCAAAGTTCTTTGATGACGTGCGCAAGGGTGTTTATCGTGGCCGTGAGACCGAGCGCGACCGTATTGAACGCGATATCTTCGCTGCACAGCGGGAAAATCGCATTGTCGCTAATGGTTAAACGGAGCACATAAATGGCGTTTCCTGTCGCACCCGGACGCCCGAATTATTCCGGCAACTTCATTCCGGAAATCTGGTCGGGCAAGCTGATCGAGAACTTCTACGATACGACTGTTCTCGCGGCTATTTCTAACACGGACTACGAAGGCGAAATCAAGGGTCAGGGCGATACGGTCAACATCCGTACGCAGCCCAACATCACGATCCGTGATTACGTCAAGGGTCAGAACCTTGTCGTGGAAAACCCCGACAAGCCGAAGCTGCAGCTTCTCATCGACAAGGGCGAGTACTTCGCTTGCGTCGAGGACGACATTGATAAGGTGCAGTCGGACATCAACCTCATGGACATGTGGTCCAAGGATGCGTCCGAGCAGATGAAGATCAAGATCGACCAGCGCGTTCTGACCGACATCCTGCCTGACGTTGCCGCTACCAACAAGGGTACGGCTGCTGGCCGCATCTCTGGCGCGTTCAACCTCGGTTCCTCCGTGGCTCCGCTGACCGTCACCAAGGACGGCGCTGGCGGCACCACCTCTGTCACCGAGCTGATCGTTGACATGGGCACCGTGCTTGACGAGAACAACTGCCCTGAGAGCGGTCGCTTCCTCGTGATCCCGGCCCGTATGGCTGGTCTCATCAAGAAGTCCGAACTCAAGGATGCCTCGCTTGCTGGCGACAGCCAGTCGGTGATGCGTAACGGTCGCCTTGGCATGATCGACCGCTTCACGATCTACGTCAGCCACAATCTGAACGTGTCCTCGGGCAAGTTCAGCATCATCGGTGGTACCAAGATGGGCCTCACCTTCGCGTCCCAGATGACGGAGATGGAAACCATCCGTTCGGAAACCACCTTCGGTGACATCATTCGTGGTCTTCAGGTTTACGGCTACAAGGTCGTTAAGCCCGAAGCTCTCACGACGGCTGTCGTCCAGTTCTAAGGAGACCTGAATAATGGTTGCTTATACCGATAGCCTCGGCATCAACAAGGGCTCTATCGCCCTTGCCGCCTCGTACACCAACCGTTACACGGTCATGGAGTACGACATCGACTTCGCCAAGATCGCTGCCGCTCGTTCGGCTGCTGGCGCTACCGCGCTGGCTTCCACCGATACGCTCGTGCTGGCGGTCCTGCCGAAGGGCTCCCTCATCCTCGGCGGCATGGTTAAGCTGCTGAAGGCTGAAGGCGCTGCCGCCACCATCGACCTCGGTATCACGGGTTCGCTGACGCTGTTTGCCAACGACTTTGACTGCAACACCACGGTGGGCACCATTGTCGCTGGTACGACTGCTTCGGCTCTCACCGCTGACACCAACGTGGTGATGACCGTCAACACGAACAGCATGGACGTTTGCAAAGTCAAGCTCGCCATTGTCGTGATTGACGTTCTCGCCAACCCCGGTTCGATCCCCAACGTAACGTAATGGCGGGGGCGTAAGCCCCCTCCTTTCATAGGAGAGAACTCATGGGTGTTTATACCGGTATCGCACAGGACAACGTAAACATTACCAGTGGTAATGCCGTTCTCCAGAGTGTGCGTGTTACCAATGACGCCCCGCCTGCAATCAAGACGGCTTCGTTTACGCTTGGCGCGAACGAGAACTTCGTGATTGTGAATGGCGCGGCTGCCAACGTGACTGTTACGCTTCCGGCTGCTTCGTCTGCTCCGGGTCGTGTCGTCACCATCAAGAACCTGTCGGCCACCTACACGGTGATCTCGGCATCGTCCAACGTGAAGCCGCAGAACTCAGACACTGCCGGTACGGCTATCCTTGCCGCCTCCGCCACTGCTTGGGCCATGCTGGTTAGCGATGGTACGAACTGGGTCATTATGGCCTCGTAATGGTAGGGGGCTCCGGCCCCCTGCCTTTTTACCTAAGAGGGACATATGCCGACATCACTTACAGGCTCCAAAGTACGCGATACTTATGGGCAGCTTCTGCATCTTGATGGCGGTGTAGCCGCTACCGAAAAGCCGGTCAGGACCGGCGATGGCGTTGCCACTGCGCTGAATGTCGGCAATGCGTCTGTTTCTGTCGGCAACGTCCGGCTTACTGGCAACTCGATTGCCCCTGTTGTACCCGGCGGCGGGCTGAGCATTTCTTCTCCCACGATCAGTGGCGGCACGATTACCGGAATTACTGACCTTGCTGTGGCTGATGGCGGTACCGGTGCGTCTGATGCTGCGACTGCGCGGACCAATCTTGGTCTGGCTATCGGCACCAATGTTCAGGCATATGATGCCACGCTTCAGTCGCTAGCCGCTCTCGGCACTGCCGCAGACCGTTATGCTTACACGACCGGTGTAGACACATGGGCAGAAGGTACGATTACAGCCGCTGGCCGCGCCATTCTGGATGACGCTGATGCTGCAGCGCAACGTACGACCCTTGGCCTTGGCACCATTGCCACTCAGGACGCTAACAACGTAGCAATTACCGGCGGCTCTGTGGCTTTCAGTGTGTTGGCTGGTCGTGCCTTTGGTTCCTTCTCTGATATCACTGATCAGACCGGCAGCACGACCGTACCGACTGCGGTCATATTTGGTACTAACGAGATTAGCGGCAATGGTATTTCTATCGTCACTAACGGGTCAGCCTTGACGCGTATTACTTTCGCTGCTGCGGGCACCTATATGGTCGCGCCTAACCTGCAGTTTTATAACTCTGAAAACGCTGACCATGACGTGACTGTATGGCTTCGCAAGAACGGCACTGATATTGCCCGGTCTGCTACCAAGGTTACAGTTC